GGCGTGCATCCAGCGGATGCGGGATTCCTTCGGCGATGCGGCGATCCGCGTGACGGCGACTCACTGCAAGTTCGCGGCGATCCGGACGGACCGGTGGAACCTGGCGGTCCGCACGTCGATGAACCTGAACGAGAACACGCGGCTCGAGAATCTGGAGATCAGCGACGACCGGGCTTTCTGCGGTTTCCTCACGGGCGTGGTCGACTCGATTTTCGAGGAGGCGGCCGAGGGGGACTTTCGGGCGAAGATGACCGCGATGGCGGCCGTTCCCGGCGTCCCGGTCCCGGGGCAGATCACGGCGGCGGACTTGGGGCGGAAGCTCCCCTACCCTTCCTCCCGATCCCTGCAGAGGTGAAGCCGTGCCGAGCGATGAAGCGGTGGAGCTGGTGCGGGCGAGCGTGGTCGATGAGACGCCCGCGCCGCTCGTCGAAGCGATGGCGAGCCAGGTTGACGCGATGCGACAGGCCCGGGCGCTCGTCGATGCCGACGGCGTGATGGTGCGGGACGGGAAGCAGAATCCGATTCCGCACCCGTGCCTCGAGCTGGAACGCAAGGCGCAGCAGGCATTGAACGAGCTGATGCGGTGCTGGGTTCGCCGGTGAGGGAGGGCGATGAATCATGGGCAGACGTGGACCGCCGCCGCAGCCGACTCACCTGAAGGTTCTTCGTGGGAACCCCGGGGAGAAGCCGCTGAACGATGCGGAGCCGCGGCCGCCGGAGGACGACGGGGCGCCGGATCCGATCTTGCAGGGCGACGCTCTGGCGAAGTGGACCGAGACGGTGCCGGTCTTGCGCGGCATGGGCGTCTGGTCGCAGGCGGATCGGGCCGCGTGGGTGCGGTATTGCATCCTCTACGAGACGTTCCTCCGGAATAAGCGGCTCGTCGACGAGAAGGGCGACGTCATGCGGCTGACGACGGCGAACGGATCGACCTATTTGCAGGTCAGCCCATACTCGACGCAGATGTTCGCGGCGGCGAAGGAGATGCTCCGGATCGAGCAGCAATTCGGCCTCACTCCGGCGAGCCGGTCGCAGGTGAGGCTCTCGGAAAAGGTTCCGGATGACCCGTTTGAATCGTATGTCGCTCGCCGCCGCTCGTGAGCAGGGCGTCGACTACTACTACGACTCCGCGGAAGCGGATTACGCGGTCGGGTTCTTTTCAAGCTTCCTCCGGCACTCAAAAGGCCGATGGGCCGGCGAGCCGTTTCGGCTGCTCGACTGGCAGCGGGCGGACATCATCGAGGAGCTGTTCGGCTGGCGTCGGGTGAAGGACGGGCTCCGCCGGTTCCGCGTCGGCTACATCGAGGTCCCGAAGAAGAATGGGAAGTCGACGCTCCTCGCGGGGCTCTCGATTCTGCTCCTGGCCGGAGACGGCGAGCCGGGGGCGGAGGTCTACTCGGCGGCGAGCGACCGGAATCAGGCCGGCATCATCTATGGCGAAGCCGCGAGCATGGTGCGGCAGTCGCCCGACTTGGAGAAGCGGCTCGAGGTGGTCGACTCGCGGAAGACGATCGCCTACCTGGCGAAGAGCGGGTTCTATCGGGTGATCGCGGCCGATGCGTTTCGGGCCGAGGGCCTCAACATTCACGGGCTCCTCTTCGACGAGCTGCACGCCCAGAAGAATCGCCGCCTCTGGGACGCCCTCCGCTACGGCGGCGCGGCCCGCGACCAGCCGCTCCTCCTGGCGATCACGACCGCGGGCTACGACCGAAACTCGATTTGCTGGGAGCAGCACGCCTACGCGGAGCGCGTGCTCGCGGACTGGACCGTCGACCCGACGTTCTTCGCCTACATCCGCTCGGCCTCGCCGGATGACGACTGGCGATCGCCGGAGACCTGGCGGAAGGCGAACCCCAGCTTCGGCATCACGATCAACGAGGACGACTTCGCGGCCGAGGCCCGGGAGGCCGAGCAGTCGCCGAGCAAGCTCAACTCCTTCCTCCGCTACCGGCTGAACGTCTGGACGCAGCAGGACACCCGCTGGATCCCGCCGGAGACGTGGGCCGCGGGCAACGCTCCGCCGCCGGTGCCGCTGGCCGGCCGGGATTGCTGGGTCGGCCTGGACCTGGCCTATTCGGAGGACACGTCGGCTCTGCTCGCCGTTTTCCCCGACGAGAGCGGGGACGTGGACGTCCTGGCCCGCTTCTATCTGCCGGGGGACGGCATGGCGGAACGCGAGCGACGGGATGCCTTCCCATACGGACAATACGTGGCGAGCGGGCTGATCGTGTCGACGCCCGGAGAGACGACGGACTACGACTACATCCGGACGGACATCGAGGAGTTTTCCCGGCGGTACCGGATCCGGCGGGTGGCGATCGACCCCTGGCAGGCGATCCAGCTTGGGAACCAGCTCCAGGGTCTCGGCCTCGACGTCGTCAAATACAAGCAGGGATTCGGGGGTTTCAACGCGCCATGCCGCCAGCTCGAAAACCTGCTCTCGCGCGGCAAGCTCCGGCATGGCGGGAACCACGTTCTCGCGTGGCAGGCGCAGAACGTCACGCTCCGCACGAACGCCGAGGGCATGGTGCGGCCGCTCAAGCCAAAGGACAGTGGGGGGGCCCGAGTCGACGGGATGATCGCCCTGCTCATGGCTCTCGGTGCCTGGAGTGCTGAGGAGCAGAGGCCGGCCCGCCGCGCCCCGCAGATCCACGTGATATGACCACACGCCAGCCCCGAATCTACGACGCCGGCCCGGTGCCCTCCGCCGAGAGCCGCTACTTCGCGTCCCTGATGGACGACATCGAGCTGTCCTACATGCAGGGGGCCGCGAGCGGCGTCCGCGTGACGGAGCGGACGGCGATCCGGGTGGTGGCTGTCTTCGCGTGCATCCGCGTGATCGCGGAGACGATCGCGTCGCTCGATCTTCACCACTACCGCCGGCTGCCGAACGGCGGGCAAGAGCTTCTGCCGGACTGGCTCGATCATCTGCTCTCGGTCGCCCCGAACGCGACGCAGACCCGATTCGACTGGATCGAGCAGAGCTGGCGGCACTTCGAGCTGTGGGGCCGATGCTATTCGCGGATCATCCAGGGCCCGGGCGGCACGATCGCGGCCCTCCAGCCGCTCCACCCGTCCCGCGTGAAGCCGATCGCCCTGCCCAACGGGCGGCTCCGGTTCATCTTCACGGAGGACACCGGCCAGCCGACCGAGCTGTCGCAAGACGAGCTGTGGTGGATGCACTTCATGAGCGACGACGGCACGAACGGCGAGGCCCCGACGGAGCTGGGCCGCGAGACGTTCGGCCTCTGCCGGGCCCTGGAGCTGCACGCCGCGCGGTTTTTCGGCAACGGGGCCCGGCCGGGGGTCGTGCTCGAGAGCGACCAGAGCCTCGACGTGGACACGGTCGAGCGGCTCCGGGAGAGCTGGGAGCGGATCCACCGTGGTCCGATCAACGCTCACCGGACGGCGGTGCTGGACGGCGGGGTCAAGGCGAAGCCGTTCGAGCAGTCGACGAACCAGGACTCGCAGTTCATCGCGGTCCGGCAGTTCGAGACGGAGCGGGTGTGCTCGTTCTACCGCGTTCCGCCGCACATGGTTCAGCTCCTCGACCGCGCGACGTTTTCCAACGTCGAGCAAATGTCGATCGACTTCCGGAACCACTGCATCGCGCCGCGGTGCCGGCGGATGGAGCTGTCGTTCCAGCGGGACCTCGTGCCGGAGCCGGGCCGGACGTTCATCGCTTTCGACCTGAACGACCTCGAGCGAGGTGACTCGGCCTCCCGGATGGCCTACCTGACGAGCGCGATCGACCGCGGGATCTTGTCGGTCAACGAGGCCCGGAGCCGCGAGGGCTTGAATCCCGTCGTCGGCGGCGACGTGCACTTCTTCCCGCTCAACATGACCACGCTCGAGGCCATGGCGAAGAGCGGCGAGCCGGTGCAACTGCCGCAGCTCGTGCAGGTGCTCGACGCGCTCTCGAAGGGCCTCATCACGGCGCCGGCAGCGGCCGTGCTGATCCAGGCGGCCTTCCCGCAGCTCTCGGCCGCCCAGGTGAACGCGGTCGTCGCTGGCACGCTGCCGACGATCGACGCGGCACCCGCGCCGGCCGGCGTCTTGCGGCTGCCGCCCCCGGCTCCCGCGAGCGATCCGCCGCCGCCGCCGCCGCCCGCGACCGCCGCCGCGTGAGCCATGCCCTACGACTCGATCGACTTCACGCCGCCGCAGGGGGTCCGCGAGGAAGCGGCCCGCGGGCTCGCCTGGCGAGCGGAGCACGGCCGCGGCGGCACGGCGGTCGGTGTGGCCCGGGCCCGGGACTTGTCCAACGGTAGGACGATCTCGCCAGCGACGGCACGCCGGATGAAGGCTTACTTTGACCGGCACGAGGTCGACGCGCAGGGGCAGGGATGGAGCCCCGGCGAGACGGGCTTCCCGTCGGCCGGCCGGATCGCGTGGGCCCTGTGGGGCGGCGACCCGGGGCGGACGTGGGCCGGGAAGCTGGTGCGGCAGATGAACAACGCGGACGAGAGGAGCACGACCATGCCGGCAATCGAGCGACGGGTCTTCTCGTTTCCCGCCCGGGGTTCCGACGCGACGAAGTTCCTCCGCGTCGAGCGGCGGGCGGCCGCGGACGGCACCGAGCGGCCGTGGATCGTCGGCTACGCGTCGGTCTGGGGCGTCCCCTCCCTCGACGGCGCCGTGGGCGAGTTCACGGAGCGCGT